GTTTTGGAGGGCCTTCGCCGCCTGGGTATGGGCATGTCGGCGGTTAAAATCCGCCTCCCATTTTTCGTAGCCGGAAGACGGTATATCGACAAAATCACGGCGCGGGTCATGACTTATTTCACCTTTACCGCCGCTAAGCCAATTCATGCGTGCCATTACTTCAGGAGCGTATTTTCTGCCGATAGGGCCGATACGACCTTTATCTACATTTCCTTCGCCGCTATGATAAGCAGTCAACGCTTTGACAATATTGTTGTCATACCGTTTCAGCAAATACCGCAGATAACGAGCTGCCCCATCCGCAGAAGATGCAACACTACGAACATCAACACCGTACTGCTTCGCCGTATCAGGCATAAACTGCATCGTACCGCGCGCCCCAACTGGTGAAATCGCATTCACATTTCCGCGCGATTCCTGCATCGACAATGCAGCCAGCAGGTTTCTAGGTAATCCGTAGCGTTTTTCTAGACCTCCATAATCAAACCGTGCTGCCTGACTAAGTACGGTTTGATTAACAGTAAACTTCTCTTTCTCAATTTTGTTTTTTTTAGGCCCGCCGTGTTTTTTCTCGGCAAAACTTTCATTAATCTGCTTGGCATTTGCCGCGTAATCATTAATGATTGCTTGCCGCTCCTTCGCGTCAGTGACGCCGTCCAACGCCTTGTCCCGTGCTTTGTCGTTTTTCTGCAGTTCGCGTTGCTTTTGCTGCTCTCGAGTGGCATAACGTTCCGAAATAGCAGCCAATTCGGCCTTACCTTCAGTTCGGTTTTGGTTCTGCTTCTGTTTCTGCCGCAAAGCTTCAGCAACGGCTGCATCCTTGGCGATTTCGGCAAGCAACCGGGCACGCCGCGCATAGGCTTCCTGCAGCTTACGCTCGCCCTCTTCACTCCAAAACAATTGCGTAACCGGATGTTTTTTGTTGGTTTCGATTTGGGAAATAAACGAATCCAGCGCGGCGATTTCATCCAGCTTGGTCTTTTCCCTGCCTATGGATTTAACAGCATCCCATACCTCCGACGCACTTTCTTTAATATCTTTCCACGCCCGCTCAATCAACCCAAGATTGCCCAGTACGCGTTTTGCCATATCCTCCGACTCTTCGGAAAATTTCCGCTGCACCAATGCAACCGCGTCCTGTTCCCGACCTTGTGCCTGCAAAGCCTTGACCTGCTCGTAAACATCGGCAGTCATTGTCCGGTAGTTGGCTGATAGGGCTACCACGGCTTTCAGCGGGTCTTTGGCGATTTCAGTATATTTATCAACCAAATCGTCAATACTTTGTCCCGTTGCCTGCGACTGGAGGGTAATACTACGGGCGAACTGTTCGTAATTGTCCGCTGCAACCTTGCCGCTTGAGACCAAGGCCGTAATTGCAGCACGCGCATCAGCATAGCCGCCCGTCGCCGCCCCGACCGAAACAGCGATCTCCTGCATCCTGTCTGCAGTAATCCCTGCTGCATCTCCGGCAAGTATCAAGGCTTTACGGTATTCGCGCGATTCCTCTGCGCCCTGATACATCGCATAACCCAATGCCGCAACGCCGCCGCCCAACCCTGCAACAGCAAGGCGCATAGGCGAAATGACCGTGGCCAGCCCCTTAAGCATACCGCCGAAGCCGCCATACATATCACGTAACTGCCCACCCTGTTGCATCATGATCAGAAACGGGCTTTGCCCGCCTGCAAGCTGGGTAACGATGTCGGTAATTTGTGCCGGGGTCTGCCGCAATGCGTTATTGAACTGCTTGACAGACTGCGTAGCGCGATTGGTCTGCGTATTATGCCTGTCCAATTGGGACAGCAGCGGATTAAGCCGTGCAATATCGATACCGCGCTGGCGCGCAAGCTCTTCGTAATACTCTCGGTTTGCCTTACCGCCTGCAATCTTAACGGCTATATCGCGACGGATGGCATTTTCCAGAGAAGCCAAAGACCGTTCCGTCCGCTTCGATGCCGCCGACACTACCGTTGACGATTTCTCCGCGCCGTCGCCACTATGTACCAATCCGTCAGAAATACGCCGCCCCTGGGAAGATGCCACGTCCCCCAAAGACTTGATGGACTGTTTTGCCTTTTCTACGCCGCTGACGACACCGCCTGTTTCGGCGGTAATATAAATCTTGGTTTCGTTATTCATGTTCGCCTGCCCACATTGACAACACTTCAAGCTCCATCATGCGGACTTTCTCCAACAGTGTTTTCCGTTTCTTCGGCTTGATATTGCCGCATTCCATAACCGCTGCGACGGCGGAATAATCCAACCCCGTCGCACCCGACATTCCGATACGCCACTGCGTCGATACTGCAATAAACAGTTGCACCGCCTGCCAGTTGCACGGCCATACGCCAAAAGTGGTCTCCTCTTCTGAAAAATCGTCCGCCGAAAATCCGAATACATTCAATTCCGCCGCATCAGGCTGCTTCTCATAAAGCGCACGCGCGGCGGCAATCAGTTTCCCTCGCGGGCATTGAAGACTTCCTCAACATAGCCGTTGACGACGGCAAACACCGCCATCGGATAGCTATCCAGCAGGATTTCGACATTCTGCCGGTCGAATGCTTCTTCCAAATCCCAGCCTTGAACACAATCCAAGACGGTATCTGCCGTCCAGCCGTCTTTATGCTTTTCGGTAAATTCTTTCATCGCCTTGCGGCCGCGCGCCTTAAATTCAAATTCGACGTCCGCAGGTTCTGCACCGGGAACAGGGATTTTCACGGTATGTCGGAAAGTCGCATCAGGCTTCAAAGTAAGTTTTGCCATTTCAATACTCCAAATAAATAAGGTTGCCCGAGCAACTCGGACAACCTTGATATGCCGATAAAATCAATAACGGCTTACTTCGCCGGAAATGGCGTAGGACAACGTTACCGCCATTACTTGGTTACGAACCAATTCGGGGGTTTTATTCATGCTGGGATAACCGTTATAGCAAATCAGCCCACCACCTTTCAAAACCACTTTCAAAGGCCACTTGCCGCCTTTATCGCTGCATTTTGCAGCCGCCTTGTAGCCGGGCAGCGAAGTATCGTCAGCGATCTTAATCGACATTGACATAGCTGATTTCGTGGACGGGATTTGCTGGTCAAAATCATCCTCCAGAAAACCAAAATCCACATATTGCTGCTCGCCGCCACTGGTCGAAAATTCTACAATTTGCGAAACTTGCACCCAATCGGTAATTTTCTGAACAGCACCAATACCACTGCCTGCCGGAAACTCATCTGCGTTGGAAGTATCAATGCCGGTCAGCTTGAATGTATCGGTTTTGACATCGCCAATCTGAAAAACGCGTTCATTCAACTTTCCCCAGCCGCTTTTAAACAAAACCAAATCGCCGTTGGCAAACCCGTGTCCTGTTACCGTCATGACGCATTCGGCAGCATTAGTTGCCACCGTAACTTTTTTCTCCGCCGCCAAAGCGGTCGCAATGTGAACGGTCGCACCGTTCGGTAATTTCACTGCCATACTTCAACTCCAAATTAAAGGCAATCTGAAATCAGACTGCCGTATCAAAATAAATTGCCTGCCATCCTTGCTGATAATAGACGGTAACGGCTTCGCCGCTTTCGTCAGAATCGATATTCAGTAAATCAGGTACCAGATTTTCCAAATCACCGACGCCCAAATCGGAATGTTCGGCAAACAACTGCCCAATCAAGGACAGCATCTCTTCCGCCAGTTCGTCCGCGCCGGCAGCAGCCTGCACGCAAACCAGCGTAACCAGCCGCACCGTATGCCGGTAGGTAGGCGGAAAATCAAACGTTTCCTGTTCGGTTCGGCGACTGTCAACGTACACCACAACACACGGCAACTGCGATTGCGCAGGCGCGAAACCACGCCCGGAATACACGCGCTGGAATTTCGTTTTCAGCACATCTGTCGCCGCATTGCGGATTTCAGTAAGTCGGCTTGTCATGTATCGCCCTCAATTGCACAACAACCATCCCGCAGCCGTCAAAATCGGTTTCCGCCACCGCATAACGCTTGCCGCGCGCGATAACATCCACCGACTTCACGTCTTCCGGCAGGTCGTCTTCAGTAACGATGATTTGCGGGTCGGCATTGGCAACGGCAACGCCAAACCCGCTATCCGTTATAAATTCACGGTCAAATATCGCGTTTACCTCTTTACCGCCAATCATCACGGTTTCACCGAAATCGGCAGGATTGGTAAACACGTTCAGCGGCTCGTTAAACACTGCCGTCCTCGCCGCCCTCACCGGATACGTTGCCGCTATCTTCATCTTCGCCGCCATCGCCACCAGAGGATTCGGCCTCTTTGGCAGGCGCTTCTACTGCCCAACCTTCGCGGATATAGACAGCCGCCGCCGATTCGTCCACCGAATATTTTTTCCCTGCGGCAAACGTCTGTTCACCATCGAAAAAACTACGGGTCGGGATAATTTTGATTTTTGCCATTTTTAATACCTCAATTAATAAGGTCGTCTGAAATTCAGACGACCTTGGGTTTCACAATCAAGCAGCCACGATGTCTTTAATGGCGGCAAAGGATTCGACATGACGGACGGCAATATCCACATCTTGCAACGTGGTGATGCGTACCGCGCCCGCAGTAGACTTGGTGTACGGATCAACAATCACATCCAAAACGCCCCAGTGTGCAATCATCAGATCAGACCAGTTACCAAAAATCAGCGGGCTGCATTTGTTGGCCGCCGTGCCTTTGGTCAGGTTGGACGGAATTTGGTTTGATACCGCGCAACGGTAGCCGTTCAACGGCGTTGCGCCGTCCTGCCAAATGTAGCCGGACACGCCATCGGCCTTCAGCTTGGTTTTCAGCAAACCGCGCACACGAGCATTGGTGATATAGGCCAAGTCGCCGATGTCGGCATTGGCGGCGGCAATGGCACTTTCCAAAGCGACGATATGCTTCCATTCGGGCGCACCGCCGTTCGCACCGATTTCCACCGCGCCGATGCCGGCAGTGTTCAGGATGCCGATCGGTTCGTTGCCGGTACCTTTGCCGTTGATGGCCGCTAAATCGATACCCAGCATCATGGCTTTCAACAATTCGCTGCGGGCGAACTGTTCGGCAGACAGCGAAGACTGCAAAATAAATTTGCGGCTCAATTCGGTATTAGCGGTAACGGTTTTCGGTTTCAGGCTCATTTGTCCGAAAGTGGCGTTCGATTCGGACGCGCTGCCGTTCTCATCCACCCATTGAACGGTGTTGCCGGTCAGGTGTTTCGGAATGGTGATGTCGCCGACCAAGCCGTCCAATACGGTCGCCCCTAATTGGGCAACGGCAAGTCGGTTGCGCAACAGTTCGATGAACAAGTCTTCGCGGAAGTCGTTTTCGATGACATTGCCGCCGTTTGCCGCATTGCCTTTGCTGTAAGCGCGGGCAATCAAATCAGTCGGCACAAAGAAGCCTGCCGCTGCGCGACCATGCCGTTTTTCCAACTCTTCCGACACTTCGCGTTCCAAGCCTGCTTTGTCCCATTTGCCGGTTGCAGCGGCAGACATGGCGCGCAGAAGGGAAAACTCACGCTGTTCCTTATCCGTCATGCCGATTTCACCGGCGGTAACGGTCGGCTTCGTCTGCATGTTTGCCATAATGGCGGCGCGTAATTGGGCTTCACTGCCACCCTCTTTAATAACCTTTTCGGCGGCTTCGATACCGCCGTGGGCGGCGTAACTGCGACCAATGGCCAGCAGTTCGGAAACGCGGGCGCGTTCGTTCTGCATACCGCGTTCGGCGGTGTTGCTGGTATCGGTTGCTACGGCGGCAGGGATTGCAGCAGCGGGAGTTTCCGCCGCGTCGGGAATTTGATTTTTATCCATGTTTCGATTTCCTTTTTCAGGGGTTGGGTTTACAGGGTTTTCAATAAATGGTTCCGCCGATCTGCCGACACCAACTGTCGGGTCGGCCGGAACGGTTACAAAGCTGATTTCATACGGCATCCAGCGGGTAACGATGTAACGGTAGTCCTCATCGTCTGCATCGGGATTGTCCAATACCATGTCTTCCACGCGGTAGCCGACGCTGATATGGCGTAGGATGCCGTCTTGCACGTCTTGGAATTTTTCCGCCGCTTTCGCACCGTTGCCAAAACGTACCAAGGCACGGCCGCGCTTGTCGGCATCAATCCAAGCACGTTCGATGACGCCGATTTGGTCGCTCCAGCCATGATTGAACAGCACCGCGCCACCGTCGTTCAGACGGCTTAAGTCAACGGCACCCGCCGCATGACTTAATACTTCTTCGCCGAACCAGCGTTCTACCGGCTCTTCGCTGGAAAACGCTACTTCGACCGTCCGTTTTTCAACATCAACACTTTCGCGCTGAAATACGGCAAAGCGGCTCATTTGCTGCATTAGCGCCTTATCAGGCTTCATTTTCTTCATTCGGGTTATCCTCCGATTCCGGTTCTGCCGCCGATGCGGCCGGTTTTACGTCGGCAATGATTCCTTTTCCTGCCAACATCTGGTTTTCCTGTTCGATTTGGGTAATAACATCTTCAAAATCCAAACCCATTTCCGCGCAAATATCGCGGCGGGATTTGACCGCCAGCGCCACTGCCTCTTTATGCGCATTAATATCTTTCAGCGGGTCAACCCACGACCAGCGGCGCCCCTGCCAGTTGCAGGCCTTGAACTTGTCCAGCTTGCCGGCAGGCAGCGATTTGCCGGACGGCATCTTGATTGCGCCCATTAGCAACGCCGCCTCAATCCAGCGATCGAATACGTCATACAAGAACGCTTCGGCAAACCAGTTTTGCAACGTCATCCATGTGTCGCGTTCCTCCAGCGTCCCGCTGCGGATACTGGAAAAGTTCACGCCCTCAAGGTCGTTCGCCAAGCTGTGATAAGCCACGTTCAGACCGCTGGCGATACCGCGCAGGCTGGCTTTGACGAATGCGTCGTAATTGGCGTGCGGGTAATCCGGGTCGAACGGCGTAAAGTCGTAACCCTGCGGCAGTTCGTGGAACGTACCCGGCTCGACCGAATCGATTAAATCGATGCTGCCGCGCCCGTTATCGACCTCTTGCCCGTCAATCGGCGGCATGAAGTTGTCGGCATCTTCCGTCTGTTTGAAAAAGCCCATTTTCGATGCACCGACACGGGCAGCGATAATGGCCGCTTCCTGATAGCCCGACAGATTTTGCAGGCCGATGATGGCCGAAGCCACCCACGGAAAGCCGCGCCGCTGCTCTGGGCGGTCATGCAGGAAAATATGGCTGATTTGCGCTGCCGGCACCCGTTCGCGCAAATTGCCCGTATTCGTCTGTCCGTATGATTCGCCCGGATGCGCCGTCCGCAACCAGTACGCCACAGGACGGGAATAGCTGTTTAGCTCGACACCCATGCGCACGGCGTTACGCCCGTTTTGCTGCGGAACGTTGTATCCCGTATCCAAACGGTCAATATCCAGCACCTGCAACGCATAGCCGTAATCATTATCAAACCCTGAAATATGACGAATCAGCACTTCGCCGTCCCGCGCCACGCTGCGAATCAGCAGCCGTTGCAGGTCGGTAAAAGACATCTGGCCGGTAACGTCGCACACACCGCGCCGCGCCCAGCGGGAAAACGCTGCTTCGATGGCTTTGTTCGCCAAGGCATCGGGCTTGTCGGCGTTATCCAGCAAAACACGCATTTGCAGGGCGAAACCATCGCGCCCGATAACGTTACTTTCGACCATGTTCAAAAACTTGCGCATGTAGTCGTTGTCGCGAGCAAGGCTGCGGGCGCGGGCGCGCAGGCGGTCAAGGTCTGACCGTGCCAAAGCGTCCGCAGACCAGTTTTGCGGCTGCCATGAAGCCAGCGATCCTACCGGCCGCGCCCCTGCATAGCTGCGGCGGGCTGTTTTCGGGGCGGCTTCCCGCCTGCCGAACAAACGCGCAAAAAAACCGCGCTTTTGCGGCGCGGCATTTGATTGTTTTGCCATAGCTCATCCTAAAATCGCGTGATGATACGGCCTGAACGGCGCGGAGAAATACCCGCCGCCGCTTCCAGCCGCTTGATTTCCTGCTGCCAGAACCGTATCTGCTTCAACAAATCGGCAAGGCTGGAAAATTCCATTTCGCGGTCTTTGATTTTGTACCGCTTGGTCATGCCCCTGCCTACCGCATGTTCCTTGTATGCCTTCCGAAGGCTGTTCAGAATTTCTCGTGCTTCTTCAAGCTCTACCGCATAGTCATTACCGTTCATTTTCAGACGGCCTCTTTTGCATAAAATTTACTGACGCCTTCCTCGAAACGCTCTTCCACCAAGCCTTCCTCAATCAGCGTATCAATATCGCGGCGGGCAAAAATCCAGCCGCTCCACTTCTGCTTTCCATAAACCTCATTGGCAACACCGGTCGATGTGCAACCCGGATGCGTCCGAATGTGTGATAGAACCTGTTCTTTTTCGTTCATAGTCAATACCGTAAAAAAGCCGTCTGAATTTCAGACGGCCTGAATCAATAATCGGTAACGAAGTTACCGCCCTTACGGCGTCTGGTTGCCGCAAAACCGCTGCCGCTGTCCGCCTTCGTTTTTTCCTGTACCTGTTCGACGGGTTTCGGTTCGACAAACAGTTCCGACTGCAACAGCGCGTTTTCGTATAACGCCCATTTTGCCGCCGACATGGTATGCGTGCCGACCGAGCGGGCGGCGTGCAGGGCATAGACTTCGCAGTCCAATGCCTCGTTTCGTACGCCGACCTTCTTCTGCCAAACCTTTTTGTGCTTGTTCACGCGGCTGGGTACTTTGACTTCGCTCAACAACTGGCCGCAGTAATCGGCGCGGACATCTTTGTAAAAGTGCATCCGCCCTGCCCCGCTTCCTTCCAGATTGATGCGCGCATGCTCGTCTATCAGCAAGTCCTTCGCCCGCGATACGCCGACGCTGTACACCTGCACGCCGAATTTGTCGGCCTTGGTGTTTTTGTGCTTCAAGTCAATCGCCCGCGCCCGACTGAAAATCTCTTTATCGGGGTTGGTGCTGCCCTTGACCGCCATCACATTCACCGCTTTTACGCCACGGCAGCCGCGCACAAAGTGATACACCGCGTCGGAGGTATTGCCGTCCGAACTGTCTATCGATACCGCCGCGATTTTCATTCCCGCGCCGGTTTCGTGTTTGTAGGCCGTCTGAAAAATCATCTCGGCCAGTTTGCGCCACACGTCGGATTTGACGTCCACCGTGTTGCCGTGGATTTCGCCCCACCAAACCAGCCAGCTTTCCTCGCCGCGCCCCCATGCGCGGATGATGACGGCCAGCCGGTCATGTTGCACGTCCACGCCCATAGTCAGAATCAGACCGCCGCGCGGAACGGTGTTTTCGGCGTAGTCTTCGCCGCGTTCTGCCAGTTCGTCTTCCTTCACGCCGTCGTTAGTCATCTCGAACGGGATTCCGATAGACGAATTAACGAAGGCAATCATCGGCGATATATCGCCGTTGTCCGCTTCGTATTGCGCGGTCAACCATTTTTTCATCAGTTCGGAAAACACACTGCCGGGGAACGGGCTGTATAGCTCGTTCAGGTAAAAACCTGCCGTGCCGGGAAACGGCGCGGGCGCCCGCCCCCCACCCCCACCCCACCTCCCGCTTCTCTT